AGTGCTATCACCACTGGTTTAGTTGCTCCTGCCGTAATGAACATACCTTATATTGGATGGTTAGCTGCTGGGTGGGCGACACTTCTAGGAAACAATATTGGTTCTGAAATTGGTTCAGAAGTTGGTAGTGCATTTAACGATTGTTAGTCAGGATTTCAAGATATAATATCCTAATAGTGATTCTATAAGTAGATAGATAGTGTAGTTGCGTAAACTCAATGAAGTTCTTTTTCGCACTTTTGGCTACACTTTTTCTTGCTGCACCTGCTTGGGCTGTAGATGTAATGATGGGAGCAGATGGTAACTTGGTTTTTGAACCAGCAGAAGTCACCATTTCCGCAGGAGAATCAGTTCATTTCATTAACAACATGCTTCCACCACACAATGTGATTGTGGAAGATCATCCAGAATTAGGTCACGAAGCCCTGGCAATGTTACCAGGTGAAGACTTTACTGTTGAATTCCCAGACTCTGGTGACTATACTTATTGGTGTGGTCCTCACAAAGGAGCAGGAATGGTCGGAACAGTACATGTTCAATAAGATTAAGGAGTGGGGGAAAACTCCCCCTCCTCCAGATTGGGTTACAAAAGAAGAAGTTCAGGAGATGATTAATGATGCTATTCGACAACATAATCGTAATGCTTCTATTATCAGTTTCTTTGTCGGGTGGATTATTCTCGCTTTATTTTCTGAGGGTCTACTCAGGTTGCTCGGAATTATTCCACCACTAACTCCTTGGTTAGATTTAAGTTTAAAATAGAGGTACAATGAGAGTAGGTTTAATCGGTCTCGGAAGGATGGGAGAAGGTATGTCCCGTCGTATGATGAAAGAGGGTATTGATGTCTACGGATACAGAAGAAACTACCACAAAGCACTTGAAGCAGAAACCAGTGGGTATATTACTAAGGCTGCAAATTCTATTCAAGACCTGGTTCATCTAGTCAGTTATGATGATTATGATCACAAAGTTCCAGGTGTATATCAACTCGTCATTCCAGCAGAACTAGTAGAGGAAACGATCCATGAGCTTTTACCACTACTTAGCAGTGGAGATATTATTATTGATCATGGCAATAGCAACTTTAAAGATTCTCGCAGGAGAGCAGAGTGGTTGGAAAAGCTTGGTATCCAATATATTGACTGCGGTACTTCTGGTGGAGTTTATGGTCTGGAGCGTGGATATTGTCTTATGGTTGGTGGTTCAAATACTGCAGTATCCGTCTGTTCTCCTATCTTCAGGGCACTTGCACCAGGTTTATCTGCAGCCCCCCGCACCGATCCTATGAGTCGTGCCACCAGTGCTGAGTATGGTTGGTTACATTGTGGTGGTCCAGGAGCTGGACATTTTGTGAAAATGGTCCATAATGGAGTGGAGTATGGAATCATGCAAGCCTACGCCGAGGGCTTTAATATCTTGCATGAGGCTAATGCTGGGTCGGCTTACATTAAGGAGGGCGATGCTGAGGTGGCTCCGATGGAGAACCCGAAAGATTATTGTTATGATATTAACTGTGCTGAAGTGGCTGAGTTATGGCGTCGCGGTAGTGTGGTTGGTTCTTGGTTACTTGACCTTACCGCTGATGTACTACGGAGTGATGGAGAGCTTAGCAAGTTCGGTGGGGGAGTTAGCGATAGTGGTGAGGGTCGTTGGACTGTCCACACTGCTGTGGATCTTGGTGTACCCGCACCTGTTATATCTACTGCCCTCTTTGAAAGATTCAACTCAAGAAGACTAGGTGAATTTGCAAACCGTGTCCTGAATGGGATGCGATACATGTTCGGAGGACACAACGTAAGATGATTTGTCTCGGAGAATATACCGCAGCGGCTACTGCCATGACTGTGGTTGCTGGTTGGATGACACCAGAATCAGTTAGAACCTATGTTTCTATCAACGCAGATCCATGGGACAACAATGATCAGATAGATTTTGAGGAACCCATGGGTTCTCTAGGCATTGAGTATGATGTCCACAAGAACTTCAGGTTGTTTGCTGAACATATCTCATCACCAATGCAGTGTAACGACCACCCAGGTATTAATCATGCAGGTGTCAAGTTTCTCGCCCCAGTCGGTGATGTTACTTTTTACTCTGGGATCAGCGTTAACAATTCTGATTTTGATGGTAAAGATAGGTTTGATGGACCACTGGCATCAGTAGGTGTAGAGTATGGCAATAGTATTAAACTATTTGCAGAACACCTTGCTAGTGTAAAAGAATTTGAAAATGGTAGAACATCTTTCGGATTCAAGGTATTTTTCAAATGATATTTGCAGATGCCCTTAGAATCTTGGCAATACCCTTTGTTCTATCCACAATATATTTCGGGATACGAAAAGGTGAAAATGTCTACTACGAATCAGAAAAATACAAAGGAAATGGAACAGCACACTAGAACACTTGTAATCTTTGGAGCTACGGGAGATCTCTGCCGTAGAAAACTGATCCCAGCTCTGGAGACTCTCGACAGAAAGGGTCTTCTACCAGATAATTTTAAGATTATTGGTGCCTCTAGGTCGGAACATGACCGACAGAGTTGGATGGAGAGTCTTGGACAATACTACAAACCTGAGTTCTCTCTCAAACTTGACTATCATCGATGTGATTTGAGTGATGTTGATTCTCTTAGATCTATTCCCCAGTCTGACGACATGACATACTTCCTTTCAGTTCCACCTGAGAGGTATGCAGACGCAGTTCAAAACCTTAAGGAGGCAGGACTAGTCAATGATCCAGACAAAACTAGAGTCATTATTGAGAAACCTTTTGGGACCGATCTTGAATCTGCTGATCATCTACAGTCAGTGGTGGGCGGATGTCTACGCGAAAAACAAGTATATCGCATTGACCATTATCTTGGTAAAGATACCGTTAATAATATACTTGCTACTCGGTTTAGTAATACTCTTCTGGAACCACTTTGGAACCGTAACTTCATAGAAGAGGTCCAAATATATGCGACCGAAAAGATTGGATGTGAAGGTCGGTCGCAATATTATGAGACAGCAGGTGCTGTCCGTGACATGTTACAGAACCACATGTTGCAGATTTTGGCACTGATTGCCATGGAAGCACCTTGTAGAAACGACGCAAAGGAAATCAGAAGAGAGAAAGTAAAAGTTCTCTCAGCCGCTCACCTAGGGGAGGACATGATCTGTGGACAATACGACGGCTACCGTGACGAAGAGGGTGTTGATTCTGACAGTAACACTCCTACCTATGTTGCTGGTACTATATTCATCGATAACTGGCGTTGGCAAGGAGTTCCTTTTCACTTTATGACAGGTAAGAAGATGCCTTACACCTGTGCTGAGGTTGTCATCAAACTTAAAGCTCCACCACTACACCTGTATGAAGGTCACAAATACAATGACCGAATCGTTATGAGGATTCAACCTAGACCTCACCTAGACATTCGTCTAGACATGAAGGCACCTGGTCTAGAAGAGAAGGTGGAAACAGCCACACTCACACACTGGTATTCAAATGATGCCGTGGATGGGTACGTTAAACTCTTCTACGATGCTCTAAGAGGTGATCAATCACACTTCGTTCATGCCGAAGAAGTATTAGAATCCTGGAGGATTGTAAGTGATTTACTTTGTACTGGGACTGAGTGTCCTATCCGTACTGTGCCTTATGTTTATCGTGGTGGGTGGGGACCATCACACAAAGTAGATAACATCACAAATTGGGATTATCCAGCATGATGCATCAAGCAGGACATTTTGCTGCCTGGGTTCTAAATAATCCATGGACATGTGGATTTCTTGCCTGGTGTTTAGTCTTCGTTCCTATTTTAGGAATGTGGGCAGTCCACAAATACGGTTGGGAACACTGGGAACCTTTTTCTAAAAACCACAAATGAAAAACTTTTTAAGTAAATGGGGTTCTGATATAGAACCACCACCAGATTATGTAACAAAAGAAGAAGTACAGGAGATGATCGACGATGCAATACGCAGACACAATCGTAATGCTGGAATTATTTCTATGTGTGTTGGGTGGGTTGTTCTTGCACTTTTTGCTGAGGGTTTGCTTCGACTTATCGGAGTAATCGATCCTATCTTCCCATGGTTGAAAATCACTTTATAGTCATCGAATGGATAGGCATTGTCCTAGCATTGGTATTTGGCTTAACTATGTTTTGCCAGGGTCATGCTATATTTCATGGTAAGTATGGTTACAGACATGCTGAACGTGATAAGCAAAAGATGTCCAATGCTCGTAAACAAGTAGAAGACTTATTCAAAGAAAAATGACAGAAGAAGATTATTATCATTTAGAACTACCAATACAGGCAGTTCGCATCATTCACACAGGTCTCTCTCAGGCATGTGAGAAATGGTCGGGTGGTCCTGCTCAAGAGCAAGAAGATCTTCTGGCAATGAGAGATCACTTCTTTAGAATTATGTTAGAACATAGGTTTAGTAGTATGGAGTAAACTATGAACCCCGTAATTTTAATCGGGTGCTTTACACCCCTTATTATCATCTTCATTGTAATGAAACTTGCTGTTTGGGTTGAAGCCGTTAATGCAGAGCAGGATTATGTCAGACAAGAACCATTACGAAAACGAGGACCCTTTGTGGCAAACCCGTATGAGGATGTTGATGCAGAGGAAGAAGACTATGGAGATCGCACAGACTATCGATAAAGCATTGCATGAATACTATGTGGTAGAACGTGGAGAGGAGGTTCCTAACTGGAGATATATAAAAGACGCTGACTGGTGGATTGA